GCGGATGCCGAACGTCGGGTCGTCCATGACGGCGTAACCTCCAGCCACCCGGATTACGAGAACCTAGTCCGATATGCCATCGGAATTTCACTCAAGAAAGTCGGACTCATGAGTGGCGACGTGGAAGAAGAGCAAGTCGCGGACGTCAAGGTTAAATACGGCGCCGCGGGAGGTACGGACGGACAGTCTACCACGTGGGAGGGCCTCTATGTGGCAGCGCTGAATAGGGTCAACGGCCTAGTGGATCAAATCGGATAATGGCAAGAGCCGGGATGAAAGTCGTAAAGGACAAGAACAATCTGCCGAAGGTTGCGCGGCTTCTAACGGAGCTGGGCCGCAAGGTGATCAAGGTTGGGATCCAGAGCGATGAGGATGCCGATCTGGTGACCTACGCTAGGGCAAATGAGTTCGGAGCGATGATCACACACCGCAAAGGGAAGCGGCTCAAGAATCCGATCATCATCCCGGAGCGTTCGTTTGTGCGGAGTACCGCAGACGATCCACGGCAGGTAAAGAAAGCTGCCCGGGCCGGAGGTAGGACCATGTTGCGCGGTGGGACTGCTACGCAGATCGCCAGCGCCATGGCTCTGAGCATGGAAGGTTCAATCAAAAGGACTATCACATCGGATGTGCCGCCTCCGAATGCTCCGTCGACGCTCGAGCGGAAGCCGTCGAGGGGGACGCTGCGGTGGTCCGGAAGAATGAAAGACGCCGTTAGAGGCGTGGTGGCCTAATGCCAGTAAACATACCGATCAAGCGGCGCCTGCTCGAATATGAGGTTGTGCTCTCCGAGGACGGAGTTGCAGGGTCTTATGTGGATGGCATCTGGCAGGATAAGAAGGCATCAGCCCCGGTGATCAAGAAGCTGGCGATCTTCGAGGTGGGAACGAGAGATCTCAAGGCTTCGCCGGAAGGGATGTTCGTGATGGGCGACATCAAGATCTACGAAGTGGGCGCAGCGTCCATTCCGGAGAAGTCGACACTCGTGTTCGGGAGCCATACCTATGAGATCGTCAATATCTCGGATAGAAACAAGGACGGGGAATTCAGTTGGTACATCGGCAGAAAAAAGGTGAAGCCTGAATGATAGATCTTGAAGATGTCAACAAACTATTCACGACGGTAGGCGCGGCGATTTCGTATGTGCCGTTCGTCTTCATCCACGCAGATCAAGAGGGCCAGCGTCCGGCAACGCCATATGGCACCTACAAGATCATCAATGAGGATATAGATTCGCTGCACCAGAATAGCAGGACGTGGTCGCCAGCCTCGTCTCCCCCGCCTTACATGATGCTAGTTGAGCGTGGCGAGTCCTCGCGCGCTACCATCAGCATCAACATCGTCGGCGATAAGGCCACGCAGCTGGCAGCGCTCCGGCTGTGGTGCAAAAACACATTGAATTATTTCCGCGAGAACAAACTTGACTGGGCCGTGGCGTTGATCATCAGCCCGCAGATTCAGGACAGGACCATCTTTCTGGATCCGGACTATGATTACAAGTTCGGCTTTGATATACGCCTAGTGACCGTTGAGGTGCATCAGTTGAGAGTCGAAGAGGTGCGCAAGGTCACGATCGGGCAGACGGTCGACGGCGATGTACTGGACGATGTAGTGGTAACTAAACCTTAGCAGGAGGTGGAAAATGGCTTTTGTGAACGACATCATCATCAACTTATCGAAGGGGACGGCTGGGCTGAAACAGAAGAGCTTCCGGCCTTTGATGCTCGGCTCGGGGGTGGCGCAAATCGCAGTTGGGATCTACAACGATCTGGCAGGTCTTGTTTCCGGTGGGTACGCGACCAGCGATCCGGAATATAAGATGGCGTCTTCCATGCTGGCGCAGACACCCAGCCCGACTGACTTCGCCGTAGCGCGTAAGGCATCCGCGACGGCCTATGATGCAGAGCTGACAACCATCACCGCAAACTTCACGGACTTCTGGGGAGTCCTGATCGACTCGAAGCTCGAGGCCGATCTTAATTTGGCTGGTACGTGGGCTGATGGTAACAAGAAGTATTTCTTCGGCGAGATCGACGACGTGACAGCTGGCAATGGCCGCAACGTTGACCGCGAAGCCTATGTTATCCACGACGTGGCAGCTGAGTGGGCGGCTGCAGCGTGGGTCGGGCAGAACATCCCGAAGCAGCCGGGCAGCTTCACGTGGAAGTGGAAGCGGCTCAGCGGCGTGTCCGCGGTCTCCTACGACTCGACGGATATGGCCACGATCCGGTCAAACAACACACAGGCGTTGCAGGAGCAGGCTGGCGCCATCTACATGAATGAGGGCATCTCCACCAGCGGCGAGTACATCGACACCATGCACGGCATCGACTGGCTGGACGACCAGCTCAAGAAGGAACTGCTGCTCTTCATGCTGAAGAACGAGAAGGTGCCGTTCGACGACACCGGGATCCAGAGCTTAGGGACGGTGGTCCGTGGAGTCCTGCAGCGCGCAGGCGAGGTCGGATTCTTCGCCCGGGCGGTCTCCGAGGCTGATATGGTCAACTCGGACGATGGCTTCTGGCAGTTCCGACTCGAGATACCGCAGCGTGCGGACCTCGCGCCTACTGACATCGCCAACAGGGACCTCAAGGGCATCAAGTTCACCGCATGGCTGGCCGGGGCCTTCCACAAGGCAACGATCACCGGACTGATCACTGTTTAAATAGGAGGAATAGATCATGGCAGTAGGTGACTATCTAGGGAAATACGATCCGGATCAGGTGGTGATCCAAGTCGGCCCGATCATCGTTAGTGGCTACGCGGATGGCACATTTGTGTCGATCGAGCGCGACGATAACGAGATCAACAAGGGCCATGCCGGAGCTGGTGGCGAAGTGTCGCGCACCAAGAACAACAATCGGATGGGGACGATCACCTTCACGCTCAAGCAGACATCGCCGTCGCACCGTTCCTTGATGCTGTTGAAGGAGTCGGACATCAACTTCCCTATGAGCGTTGTTAACAACTCAGACAGGAAGTTCTCGGCCTTAAGCGCAGAGTCGTGGTTCAAGACTGAGCCCCCTCGGGAATTTGGCGACGAGGAGAGCATGGTCGAATATCAGATCGCGTGTGCGAACCTGATCCCTGCCACATTGGAGTAGCGATCCATAACTAGGAGGAGGAACACCGATGGAGATGAAGCAGAAGCTAGACTTCAAAGGCAAGATCTACATCTTGCAGCATCCTGGCAATCGTGCGTGGCTTGAACTGAAGAGCACGTTGCTGGACGCCCGGACTGGACGGATCAGCTCATTGAAGCTGCTCGACTATTCTTTTGAGCACGTTGTCTTTCCTGTAGACGGCCCACCCTTGAAGGTCGATACCATCCCTGTAGAGGAAGTGGAGGACTGGCAGGTAATACTGTCCAACTTTTTTCGCGGGGAACTGGACGAAGACTACAAATGGGAGTCCTTTACAGGCGACATCGCTTCTGCCGGATCCAGTGGATCCGGAAAACCCGGAGCGGCAGCCCAAAAGGACAAGTAACGGAGTTCTCCGGGCCCAAGTAGACGAAGAGTGGTGGTGGTGGCTGCCGGTGCTGAAAGGACTGATCAGATATGCCGATGTCGATAAGTACTCGCTAGACGAGCTCCGCAAGATGAATCTTGCGATCTCGAAATTCGAGAAGCGAGAAAGAAACAGGTTCCGCGACATCATCTGGTCGAAGAAGTGATGCGGAGCCTGTTTTACTAGGAGAGAGAATGGCCGATCGTGATGTAGTAGTCCGGATGACGGTAGATGATCAAGCGACCAAGAAGGTGCGGAAGCTTGATGATACCGTCGACCAAGCAGAAGACGAGATCCGGAAAGCCGACAAGAGCATGAGGAAGCTCGACAAGACGGAGAAGTCTCTTGCCGGCCGGACTTCCAAGCTGACGAGGTCGTTCGGTGCGCTTGCCGGGGCAGCTGGCGCCGGGGCGGCTTTATTCATGATCAAGCGCGTAGGTGGTGCGGCCCTGAACACGGCGATGGACTTCGAGCAGACGCAGGTGTCGTTTGAGACCATGCTCGGCAGCGCAGACGATGCGCGGAAGCTGCTCACCGATCTAGAACAGTTCTCTCTTGTCACTCCCTTCACGCCAGATGAAATAATCAATACAAGCAAGAAGCTACTCGGTTTTGGTATCGTTGCCGAAGACCAGATTGGCGTGATCCGGAGGCTGGGCGATGTGGCGTCAGGCATGAACATCCCGCTGGGAGATCTGGCGCAGATCTTCGGTAAGACCTTCACCAAGGGCAAGGTGCAGGCAGAGGAACTCAACCAGATGGCAGAGCGCGGCATTCCGATCATCAAGACGCTGGCTGCCGTCATGGGAGTGATGCCGGAAGACATATTTCAGTTGGCGTCCGAAGGAGCGATCGGTTTCCGCGAAATAGATGAAGCGTTCACGATGATGACCTCGAGCGGCGGCACATTCAATGACATGATGGCGAAGCAAGCGCAGACAGGCCGTGGCTTGCTTTCTACACTCGAGGGTTTCAAGGACGTGCTGATCCGCGAATTTGGGACGGAGCTGCTAGAGATCGCCAAGCCGATCCTGCGGATATTGATTGACTGGGCGAAGACACTCGTCGACCTGAGTAAGAATACCAAGCTCATGAAGGGTGTGCTCGTGGCATTCGTGGCCATTTCCGTCGCAGTGCTGGGGATCCTCATTGCTTCGCTGGTCTCGCTGGCTGTAACAGCAGCTGCAGCAAGCGCGGCATTCTGGCCGATCATCGCTATCGCGGCGGGACTTGGACTCGCCATCGGTTTGGTAGTCGCCTTCCGGAGTAAGGTCGTCGCGTTCTTTAGGGCCATCTGGGAGGGCATGAAGATGATCGGTCTAGCTGAGCCGATCCTGCTCATGATTCAGCTGGTGAAGAATCTAGTGGGGTTCTTCATGCGGCATAAGAAGATCGCGGCGTTATTCTTTGGGCCGATCGGCTGGGCGATAGCGGCGGTGAGTTTCGCATTTGGGAAGCTCATGGAACACAAGGAGCCAATACTGGCGTTTCTTAGGGGGATCGTTGCTTTCTTCCAGAAGCACAAGAAGGTATTCGAAATCCTATTTGCGCCGCTACTCATCGGTACTAAAGCGCTGCGCGGGTTGGTGGAACTCACCACGCCGGAGGCGAGAGCCAAGGGCGGCCCGGTGGCAGCCAGCACTCCTTACATGGTCGGAGAGAGGGGTCCGGAGATATTCGTGCCTAGCGGTCCCGGATCTATATCGGCCAGTCCTTCCGTTGGTGGTGCTAGGATTCAGTCGCTGATCGGCACCCTGCAGATCAACGTCAGGGGCCCCAAGGAAGCGGCCATGGAAACGGAGAGAGCCATCATGACCATGCTGGACAGGCTGGCGCCTAAGCTCGAGGCAGAAGCGGGGTTAGCATAATGGGAGTTATATCAGGCATAGCATCGACGGCTCTAAAGTTCGTCTACGGCGAGACGAAACGGTGGGTCTTCAAAGACGCGGTCGGTAATGAGGTATTCATGAATGCGACCGTTGAATTCAACGACTCCTATGACAGCGAGATTACGGAACACCCGGTAGAGCGCGGCTCGAATCTAGCTGATCACGTTATCCTGATCAATCCTTCCGGGTCTATGCAGGCGATATTGAGCGATGAGGATATCAGCCTATTCACGGTCGCTGCGGATCTCACCGGGATTACCAAGCGCGTGAAGGTCAAGGAGCGGTGGGAGCAGATGAAAGCGTGGAGGCAGTCGCGTGAGGTTCTAACGCTAACTGGCCCGGAGACGTTCGAAAATGTGATGATCAAGAGGTTTGCAGAGACGAAGCGCATTGATGTTGGCGGTACTGCAAAGGCGATCGAGATAGACTTTCAGGTGGTGGACATCATCGACTCGGCCGTTCTGGCCGGAACGGTGACGCAGGGCGTGACGGAGTTGGAAAGCGACACGGTAACGCAGGAGTCGATCGATGCCGCAAGCTGATTATCTGCCATTCGATGCTGCTGAGATTCCGATCGGAAAGCGCTTCTCTATCGGTGGCCAGCAATACCTCTATGAGATAACCAAGAATGAAACGCACGGATATTTCATTTTGGCGATCAAGAATGCAGAAGGCGAAGTGCTCTACACCACGCGCGTGAATTACGATAACGATCTCCTGCACGCCATTGTGACGCTGGGGATTAGCAGGCTGCTCAAGGCTTACGACTTCACCGGAGAGAACCAGACGGTTACCTTCGAGAACCTAGGCAATCCGGTTAAGATCTACGCATTGGAGATATCATGACGAGGGAGTTCGGCCGATTCATAGAGGTAACGTTCGGTGATAATGAGAGGAGCTTCGGATGGCCTTTCACCATCGAAATGGAATCGCGTCACCAGATGCTGGTTTACCGGACGGTCACGCTTAAGCTGTATAATCCAAACAACGACACGATAGCGCAGTGCAAGGCGGCGCCGGGCAGCTCTGGTAAGATAGAGCCGCGCAAGGTCAGGGTGGCGTGCGGGTATCTCGATAGCGACGACCGGGAGATCATGCTCGGGGTGATCAAGTCTTACACGGTGGAGAAGACGGGCACGGAGCGGATACTCACGATCGAGATGCAGGAGCTGCCGGAGTGGAACAGCGATCTGATCGGCGTGGTCAAGGAGAACCTTAACAGCGAGAATGACATTCGGTATTTCCTCATGGACCTTACCGTTGGTGGCGGCGACGCCGATCCGTTCTCGCGGATCCAGCTGGGCGAAGCATCGCCAATCCGGAAGATCGCAATCATAGAAGACCCGCTCAAGGCCGTCCGGAAGATCGCTAAGCAGACGAAGTCTGTTTTCTACTTCTCGAATGGCAGGATGCATTTCATGCCTGAGGATATGCCGGTGACCGGCTCGCCTCAGGTGCTGGCAAAGCACACCGGCCTATTGAAGACGCCGAAGCGGTTCGAGATCCCCAAGAAGCAGAAGAAACGCGATGACAGCAAGGCGCCGGACCTTGGCTATGAGCTAGAGACCATCTACAAGGCGACGGTGAATGTAGGCGACGCGGTCTCATTCCCGAGGGAGATCAACTCGCCGAAGGGATCCGAGACGCTCCGGGGCGTGGTTATAGAGGCGACGAAGTCTATGTCTACCCGGGGAGCTGCGGCTAGTTCATTCAGGGCGAAGGAGTTCACGGCATGAGCTTCACTGCATTTCTGCGAAAACTGGTCGAGGATAGAACGGAGGAGATCCAGCAGGGCATGGTCTGCAAGATAGAGAGCTTCGACAAGAGCACGATGCGTGCCGACGTGCAGCCACTGCTTACCTTCGAGGACCCGGTGACCCGGGCCCAAAAGGACCTGCCGAAGCTTCCGGATGTACCAGTGCAGTTTCTATATGCTGGCGGCTTCTATATTCGCCCACAGTACAGCGCGGGAGATCTTGTCTGGGTAACCTTCGCCACGCACGATGTAGACGAAGCACTGGATGAGCTCAAGCGGCCAATTTCGCCGAAGACATTCGGCATAGAGAACGCGATGGTGGTTGGTGGTCTGGCGCCTAACAAGTGGACGCCGCCGGCAGAGTTCGGTAGCGAGGATGGGCTGCTGATCGGCGAAGAGGGTGGCGCCGCGTATATCAAGTTCGGCACCAGCGACATCACCTTCAAGGCCGGGACACTCGAGGTGAAGATCGACGCATCCGGGATAGAGGTGAAGGACGGCGCCGACAAGACGGAGATCACGGCTGGTGATGTGAAAGCAACGAAGACGGGAGTCTTCACGACGCTTAAGGCGCACCAGCATCCGACCGCAGCGACCGGGCCACCTTCGCCTCCGCTGCCTAACACTTGAGGATAAGATGGCATTGAGAGCGGCAGACACAGAGAACGGCGACATGAAAGTAGCGGACGGGGATCTAGTGTTGGTCACGCACGTCGATGCGATGGCACTGAATCTAGAGAACCGGCTTCGGTTGCTGCTGAGCGAATGGTTTCTTTCACCTGATTCTGGTGTTGACTGGCTAGATATGCTACAATCTAAACCAGTGGACACGGATCGAGTTGAGGAAGTACTCACACTGGAACTGGCCAAGGAAGAAAAGGTGATGGACGTGGTGCAGATGAGAGCTACCTTCGACAATCAGTCGCGAGAGCTAAGCGTGTCATTCGTGGTCGAGACCACGGAGGGCACTACAAGCGGAGGGTTTAATACATGAGTTATGGAGTAACGCCTGCTGGATTTGTCAAGAAACCGTATGCGGTCATACTTGCGGAGATCGAGGCCTCGCTCAAGTCCTCGTTTGGTAACGACATCGACCTTTCCATCAACGCGGCCTTCGGTCTACTGGCGCAGCTCATGGCGAACAGGGTGGCCATTCAGTGGGATGGGCTAGACGATCTATACTACAGCTTTTATATCGATACTGCTGCAGGCGCTGACCTCGACCGTGTGGTCGCGCTGGGTGGGCTTTCTCGTCGCCCCGCGACACAATCCTTGGGTATCCTCACGATCTCCGGAACAAACGGAACTGTGGTCGGAACTGGTTTCAGGGCGCAGACGGCGCAGGGGGTCGAGTTTCAGACGATCCAGAGCGGCACCATTGCAGGCGGGTCGGTAGACCTGCAGATCCGCGCAATCTTGCCTGGACCTACAGGCAACGTGGCTGCGAGCTCGATCGTCGAGATAAACACGTCTATCTCTGGCGTGGACAGCTGCAGCAATGCAGCGGAGACGACCGGTGGCGCATTAGTGGAGACGGACGCTGAGCTCCGGGCCCGGTACAAACTACGTGGATCCGCAGGCGGCGCCACGGCGGTGGCGATCCAGTCCGCGATCAATGATATCGCAGATGTTGTGACGGCGGTTTGCTATGAGAACAACACAGATGGGAGCGTCGACGGTATGCCGCCGCACTCGATTGAGGCCGTGGTAGAGGGTGGCACGGACAACGAGATCATGACGGTGTTGCTCAATTACAAGCCCGCAGGCATTGAGCCATTCGGGACGGAGTCGGGAAGCATCGTCGACAATGCCGGGGTGACGCGCGATTTCAAATGGAGCCGCCCGACCACGGATGATGTTTATGTCGATGTGAATATCACGCCTGGGACCGCGTGGGAGGCCGGGTTCGTGGATCAGGTTAAGCAGAAGGTTATCGAACACGTGGGAGGCACGGACGACTCTGCGGTTGTTTGGCCCGGGCAGGGGATTGGCAACACGGTCTTTTCATGGAGAATCATCGCCGCGCTGCGGACGCTGGTCGGCATCGACGATGTGCAAGTCTACGTTGGTGAGGCAGCAAGTCCGACGTCCTCTGAGGTACAGATGGACAGGGCAGAGCGCGGTATAACTGAGCTAGCAAAGATAACGGTCAACGTCCTATGAGCGGTGTGATAGACGATATCCTTTTGTTGCCGAAGTCAGTACTCCTGAATGAAGAGGATACGACGCAGGGCAAGCTCTGGAAAGCATTCGCCGACCAGATGGATGAAATCAACTCGGTGATCACGCAGATGCGCACCTTGCAGCTGATAGATCCGAGCGAGGGGATTAACCTTGACCGACTCGGGGAACTGCTCGGTGAAGACCGCGCCGGAAAGGATGATGCTACTTACCGCGTGTTTCTATCAATCGCTATCATGAGTCTCGTTTCTCGCGGAGATATTTTCTCGCTGAATGCGCTGGCTGCCGCGTTAGGATTCGAGAACATCAACATCGAGGAGAAGTGGTCGACGCTTCTATTGGATGGAACTTGGAAGCTGGATGGAACGCGCAAGCTCGATGGCGATCGCAAGCCTGCGCGTTTCACGTTCTTCCGGGAGCTTGATGTTGATGACGTGACGCCGGACTTCTTCATTTCGACTGTGTTCGACCGGACCCGGGCCGCAGGCGTGGCAGCCGATATCGGATTCACCTTCTTGGTCTTCGAGATCAACAGTGTGGTATATCCGATCCACACTGGCAAGCTCGACGGGACGTGGAAGCTGGACGGGCGAATCAAGCTCGATCCGGGAACTCTTATCATGGCGCCGAATAAGATAGCCGTGGGGGATGGGGCCCAGCCTGGAGGTACGGGCCCTGTCCGGACGCCGCTGATCAGTGATATCGGACTGCAGAACGAGCTTCTACGGAAGGACGTCGCAACTTTAGAAATCGACGTCAGTACGCGGGTACATTTCATGAGAATAGAGAAGGCAGAGCTACCCGGCAATTACATCAACGAGATCGGTATATTCCGCGACTCGCTGCCGATCATGATAGATAGTTTCGAGAGCAAATCGAAAGACGCGCTGACGTTGTTTCAATTTAAAATGCAGGAGGATATCTAATGCCTTACAATCCGGCACAGGTTTTCACGTGGAGCAATGCGAGCGATGCCAGCGGAGATGATTTCCAGTTGGAATTCGCGCGGATCTATGGTAACGCCGCGGCGGCGATGCTCCGGGAGGGCATCATCAAAGTCGCTGACTATACGGTCCTAAATGCCGATACTTTCGGTGTACTCCGGGCGCAGAACCCGAACGCGAATCATTCAATACAGACTTTCTATACTTCCAATCCGGTGAAGGTGACCACCGCATCGCATGGGCTAAGCAATGGAGATATCATCCACGTCCATCAGTCCACCAACATGAGGGAAGTCGGGACCGGATTCTGGCCCATAACGCTTGTCGACGGTAGCAACTTCACGTTGCCGTTTGATAATTCAGGTGGGAGCGGCGGGACGCTTTCGTGGGCCAAGGTGATGACAATAACCCTCCCGACGCCTGCGGCTGGTAATCTCGACAAGCAAATACTCGTGGTCAATGACGGACCCGCTCCGTGGACTGATGCCGTAAGGATCACAGATGGGGTCGAGGATTACTATCTAGATAGGCCGGGGCAGCACCTACGGATGGTAAGTACCGGCGCTGGTGGACGATGGATCCCGGTGAATCCTTTTCACCTGCTCGGCAGAGGGTCTACGCGCCCAGGCCAGATCTTCCAAGTCTACAGCGGTGAAGCGCCGCCCGATATTGCTGACCTGATGACAGCTGCGTCCGGATCGGTGAACATGGACGCGCACTTGACGGAGAAGACATCGGCAGTATTGCTAGATGTTAAGATCTCCGGATCTAACGAGGGCGGGATCGTTGAATTTAGATACCAGAGTGGCGCAACAACGCACGTTGATTTCGGCGCGAAGTATACCGGGAGCGGAGCGTCGGCCTTTGAGTTCAGCGGGACCGTGATCGTGCCTACGTCGACAATGTTCGGTGATGGCAGTCAATTTCATTACACCAAGGGCCCCGGAGTAACCATTGATAAGTGCAGGATCTTGGGCTATTTCGGTTGGTCGTTGCTACAGTAGGAGTGGATATGTGGGAATCTGTACTACGGGGATTAGGCGATGCGATAGCCACTTTCGGACTACCGACTGTACTTGTTTTTATTTTGATGTGGATGATCTGGAAGATGTGGCAGCAGCTTCTACAAGTGATCAAGGAGTCGAACAATGCCATGCTCAAGGTCACCAAGGCGCTGAATAAGGTTTATACGCGGCTGGGGAGGTGATAGAGATGCGGAATGTTGTCGAGAAGTTGAAGGCTGCGCGGGAGAATATCAGCCTCGACAAGAACCGCAGACGCGAGATTGTTCGGCAATGCAGCGCCGCGACGGACAGGGTGATCGAGGCATTAGGTAAGAGGCAAGGAAAAAATGGAAAGAAAAATCACAGGGATATACGTCCATTGCTCAGCCAGCAGCTGGGGGAATGAGAACGTAATCAACCACTGGCATAAGGCGCGGCGTTTCCTGATGCAGGTGATTGGTGATGGATATCAGATATCGACGGGTTACCATCTAGTAATCGGCAACGGGAAGCCGTTCAAGCTGCAGGATTATATCGGATATTTAGACGGTAACATCGAGACGGCGAGGCCATTCTATGCGATGGGCGCCGGCGTGCAGGGTGATAATGTAGAGACGATTCACATCTGCTTGATCGGGGAAGCGGGAAAATTCACCGACTCGCAGATGGATACGCTCTTCATGGTTCTCGCATGGCATGTGGAGCAGGGAATCGATATCAGCGAGATCAAGGGCCACTATGAATACTGGACGGACAAGGGGCTCCCAGCTCGCAAGACGTGTCCGGGCATCGATATGAAGCAGCTCCGGTCGGACCTCGCCAAGTATATGCTGAAGGGTGAGATCTCGGCCGCGCAGGACCTGAAGTTGGATCCTGTCCGGAGCTGGCGAGATGTAGCACTGGATGCGCTTAACTTCTTACTAGGAGGTAAACGTGGCTAAAGTCGGAATGACGAGACGAGAGATACTCGTTACTTCCCTTAGCGCGGCAGTCGTCGCCACTACTACGGCGATCGCTGGTATGTATACCCGAACCGTCTTTAATTTACGCGGGCGAGTCCGGGAACTCGAGGGAACAGACATAGAGGTTCTCGCTCGAGCCTGCCATTTCCGTTGGTCGAAGCTTAACGGACGTTATTCACCGTCGATCGAAGAGGTCCGGGGCTGGATCCGTATGATCATCGAGTTCGATGAAGTCCTTAAGGATCCGCTTTTCTACTGCGCGCTTATCGACGTCGAGAGTCTCGGAAACCCGACGCTCTACCAGCCGAAGGACAGCAAGTCCGGGACACGAGGACTCGGCTCGGTAGGATACGACGCGGCCTTCGATGTCGTTGAGTCTTACGGCCTAAAAATCAAAGCGATCGGGACGGCTCTCTGGAACCCACGCTTTAATATTTTCGCTATGATTAAGCACCTTGAAAAGCTATACTCGGAAGGCGAGGGGATGGTCTATACGCTCCACGCCTATAACGCCGGAAGAGGAACGACTCGAGGATATATTAATAGGGGAGAGAAGATCCCGACGAAGTATTATAAGCGACACGGATATCGGAGACGGTTAATTGAAGATCTAATTAAAAAAGGAGATGGGCAATGAAGAAAACGCTAGCGATGCTCCTCGCTGGTCTGTTGCTACTCGCCGGAGGAAATAACCTTGGCGCGACGGATCCGAACGAGGACGAAGTAATCAAGAGGGATAAGTTCGGGACTTACGTGGATGGCTATCTTAACGAGAACGGGAAGGTCCGGAACGCCCGGGGGAATAACGACGGATCCTCGAGCGCTACGAACCCGGACGCGATCGGAGTCCCGTCGGTAGAGACGCTCTCGATCTTCGCAGACTTTAACGATCCGGCCGTCGCGGAGGTAGATATCCTCGCGGCCGCAGCTGATACTCGCTATAAGATCGTCGACGTTACCGTCGTCTGTTGGGGCGGTGCAATCCTCGGGACGATCCATTGGGGAGACGCGCAGTCTACGACGAACGTTATTAAGCCGCTAGCTCCCGGAGATACGGGCGGACTGCTCGGGAACGTGCAGGAGCAGGGAGTAATAACCGCTGCGAACTCGAAGATCCGTCTTAACGTAATCGCGAAGACGGGGACGCCTCGGCTCTTCGTCGTTATCTGGTATAAGCCAATAGACGTAAGTTAAGGAGGAGCTATGAAGAAGATAATCGCGGCGGTCGTCGCCGTAATAACGGGACTCTTCGTCGCGACGAACTACCCGGGCGGAGTAACGCCGACGTCTACTCGAGTAGATCTCGTCGACGGAGCCGTAACCTTTACGGCCGAGACGTCCGGGGACGATCGGCTTCTCGTCGCGGTAGTCCTACACGATCACCCGGACTGCTCGTTAGCGTCGGCGACTTACGACGGGACGGCGTTAACGCTGATCGGCCGGGGAGCGCTCGGGACGGAGACGGTAGATATCGCGGCGCTGCTCGCGCCGTCTACTGGATCGAACGACGCGGCCGTGAGTATGTCGGAAGGCGTCGAGGGCGAGGTTCTATATATCCGTCTCGAGAACGTCTCGCAGGACGCGCTCCCGGGGAAGCCTTATATAGCAGTCGGGAACTCGGACTTCTCGATCGACGCGGTAGAGGGAGACGCGGTCCTTTGCATACTGCTCTCGCGGCCGTCGTCGACGTCGACTTCGATCGGGGGAAGCTTTACCCGTTTGCAGGATCCGGATATCGGGGGAACCGATACGAGGATCCAAGTCTATCTCGCGGAAGACGGTATGAGCGGCGCGGCGGAGGTAACTACCGGCGCGGCCGACACGATCGCCCTCTTAATAGGACTCGATAATGTTTAGAATACTACGAACGTTAATCGTAAGCGCCGCGCTACTACTGGCGATCGTCCCGGCGCGAGCGGCAATCGCTTTTGATAACGCGACGTCGACGTCGGGAGAAGCCGACTCGTTTAACTTCGCCCACGTTACCGGAAGCGGAGACGATCGCTATATTATTGTCCAAGTCGCCTATAACGACGACACGGCCGGGAGCCAAGTTACGGCGGTCCAATATAATAGCGTCGGGCTAGCGAAGCTTATCCAATACGAGGCAGCCTATCAGTTTGGGACCTCCGTTTGGGGAGGCGCGGCTCCGGCGACGGGATCGAATACAGTCGCGGTTAGTCTCGCGAACGCGCAGATCTGCGCGATCGGCGTTATGTCTTTTACCGGCGTCCACCAAACGGATCCGGATCCGACGCAGGCCGCGACCGTCTCGACGACGGGACAGTCCGGGCCGCAGTCGATCGATATAACGACGCAGTATGCCGACTCTTGGCTCGTCGACTTCTGCTCGATAAAGGAGAGGTTCTCGACCGAGATCCCGGCCGTTAATACCGGACAGACTTCGAGGTGGACCGACGGGACCTCCGGGACTCCGTCCGCGAGTCAACATTCCGCGAGGGGAGGGACGGAGGCGGTTGGCGCCGCGACGGATTACACGATCGGTTACGACTGGACGAACTCCTCTAAGTGGTTAATGGCCGTCGTAGAGGTCCGCGAAGCACCGCCGGAGCCGACGGCTACCGTAACCAAAACGAGCACGGCTACTTCGACTCCGACGTGGACTAAGACGATCACGAAGACGGCGACCGAGACGGATACTCCGACGGCGACTCCTACAGTAACGAAGACGGCTACGGAGATGTTAATCTCGACGACCTTTACTCCTACCGCTACCACGACGGATACAGAGACGGCCACGCTTACCGATACTCGAACGGCGACTCCTACGGCGACGCCGACGTGGACGTCGACTTCCAGTCCGACGGCGACCGAGACTAACACCGAGACGGTAACTAAGACGTCGTCCGGGACGAGGACCGCTACAGAAACGGACACGGAAACCGCGACCGAGACTATCACGGAAACCGCTACGCCGACGGCGACTCCCTCGATAACGATAACCGATACGAGGACCTCGACGGAGACTAATACGGAGACGGCGACGCCGACGATTACCTTAACGGCGACGCGGACCGTTACCCGGACGGCGACCTCTACCCGGACAGCGACCGAGACAGATACGCCGACGTCGACTCCGACTTGGACGAGCACCGCTACCCGGACCGATACGAGGACCAGCACGAAGACGGCGACGTCTACCGCGACTCCGACGGCGACCGGGACCTCTACTCCGACGCATACGCCGACGAATACCGAGACGGCTACAGCTACAGCGACGGCGACGATAACCGAGACTTCGACGCCGACTAACACGGCGACTGCGACTCCTACAGCGACGCCGACGGTTACGAAGACGGCGACCTCTACTCCGACTCCCTTAACCCACTTTATGAAGCCGGGACTCG